GAGCGTCATACATATAAAGAAGGTACCACACAGCCTGATAAAGATTCAGGCTATGATCACATGATGGATGCCTTGGGTTATATGATAGACTATCTATTCCCAGTCAAGCGTGAAAGAGAAGAAAACAAACATGCTCCTCGCCGCTGGACTCATCAGATTTCAGCCTAACTGAGGAAAAAAAATGAATCAAACGCTATTAGAACAATATGTAGAAGTAATGAGCACTAATCTGCTCTATCAACGAAATCAAGACCATTGGGAATACTTATTAAACTCATACATGGGCGGAGTTGAGTACCAGCGTGGTGGATATTTGACACGCTATGTTAACGAAACAGAAAGTGAATATTCTGCTAGAATCAACAGCACTCATTTGGAAAATCACTGCAAATCAGTGATCTCAACTTATATTTCATTCTTGTTCCGTGAAACTCCAGAACGAGACTTTTCTAAGAACAGCGAATCCTTTGAGTTAGAAATGTTCCTTAGAGATGCAGACATGGATGGCCGTTCATTTGATGCGTTCATGAAAGAAGTGGCAGTATGGAGTTCAGTGTTTGGTCATTGCTGGGTATTGGTAGTCAAGCCTAGTGTAGGTGCTGTAACACGCAGTGATGAATCATTGTTAAATGTTAGACCCTATGTAAATTTAGTAACACCACTTACTGTTACAGATTGGCATTGGAATCGCAAGCCCAATGGTCAATTTGAACTGACATATTTCAAATACATTGAAGAAAGCAATGACACATTTGCCACAGTGAGAGAATGGACCAAAGAAACAATCACAACCTACATAGTGAACAATCGCAGTCGTGCAGTACAAGAAGAAACTATTGAACCCAATGGACTAGGTAAGATACCTGCGGTGTTGGCCTACAATCATCGTAGCCCTGTAAGAGGTATTGGTGTCAGTGATATCAGTGACATTGCAGCCGCACAGAAATTTATCTATAATCTCAACTCAGAAGTAGAACAGTCAGTGAGAGTCAATGGTCATCCAGCATTGGTTAAAACACCAGGCACAGAAGCATCAGCAGGTGCAGGTGCAATCATACAGATGGAAGACAATCTAGATCCAGGACTCAAACCATATATGCTGGCAGTGAGCACAGACATAGGCAGTATCTTTACAGCCATTAATCACGCCACAGAAGCCATTGACAAGATGGCCAACACAGGTTCAATAAGAAGCACTGAATCAAGAAGAATGAGTGGTGTAGCACAGGAGCAGGAGTTCCAATTACTCAATGCCAAACTGAGTGAAAAAGCAGATAATCTAGAACTTACAGAAGAGCAGATATGGCAGTTTTGGTTTGAATATCAGGGTCAACAATGGATGGGTGAAATAGACTATCCAGGATCATTCTCAATCCGTGACCAACAGGCAGATGTAGAAAAACTCAACAAGATCAAAAGTGCTGCCACTGATCCTAGAGTGTTAACCTTGATAGATCATGAATTGGTAGAACTTCTAGATGAAGATCCTCTATTGGTATTAGCTACTACAGAATATTTGCCAGCGGCTCAACTGCCAGCACAAGAACCATTTGATCCACATGTTATGATTGATCTAGAAACGGGTGATGAATACATTGCTCGCACTGAAGCAGAACATGTAGCCTATGCGGCTAAAGGTTATGTTCACAAACATGAATAAGGAGCATACATGCCCATACATAGAGCAACTGGTCCGCGTGGAGGAAAAGGTTGGCAGTACGGTACTACAGGTAAGGTATATCCAACCAGACCACAAGCGGTTAGACAAGCACAGGCAATTAAAGCAAGCCAATCTAGAGCAAAGAAAGCAAAGAAGTGAAATTAAAATACAAAGAAGTATCAACATACCGCCAGGCACAACTGATCAAACAAAATAATCTATGTGCTCTGTGCAGAGAAATTATTATTGATGATGCAGTTCTAGATCACGATCACAAAACAGGATTACTGAGGCAAGTACTACACAGGGGTTGCAATAGTTTATTAGGCAAAATAGAAAATTCAATGCCGCGCAGTCGCATAGACATTATCAGACTAGAGAGCATAGCTCGCAATCTTATTAGTTATTTGACAGTAGCACACACAGACATTACTCATCCAACACATCTAACACTAGAGGAGCGTAAAATGAAGAAAACTATGGGAAGAGGCCGTGGACGAGGCAAAAAGCCACCAAAGCGTTGATTGGTTAGCGTACTTCAAGAGTATTCAACGCGAATGCCCTTGGAGTTACGCTGCCTATGTCAAGGGATTGATAGACATTGTGCCATGGCATGATCATAAAGTTATTCCTCTATTAGATCAGTATCAAGCCCGTATGTGGTTAGTTGATTACCCTAACACCATAATTGAAGCCATGGCTGAGGAACTGGATTCTTTAGATTTACAGCATGAATGGTTGTATTCATATCCTGGCTACGGAGATTATGCAACACCAGTGCCTGTGTTGATACAGCAGGATCGCAAAACCTTAAATGATCTTAGATCAAAACTTCAAGATTAAATTAACCCTAGTTAGGCTGGAATAACTACATTTACCAGCATTTTAGGTTAAATGCTATAAATAACTTTATAAAACTCTTTAAAGAGGCGAGGATACAATGACCGATCAAAACATTGGCAATATAGAGGCAACTGCTGCCTCTGAAACAGAACAGCAGGCACAGGCAGCAAAGACATTTACGCAAGAAGAAGTCAACGCTATATTGGCAAGAAATAAATCTCAACTAGAGAAAAAATTCGCCAGTAAGTATGAAGACTTAGGTGATCCTGATGAGCTTAGAACCATTAAAAGTGAGTTTGAAAAGCGTCAACAGGAACAACAAATCAAGCGTGGGGAGTTTGAAAAGACTCTACAGGAAATGGCTGCTAAAAAGGATGCTGAAATCCAGAAAAGAGATTCAGTGATCAAGGAGTACAAGGTCAACACCCCCTTGCTCAGTGCCGCTGCCCAATATCGTGCAGTCAACGCTGAACAGGTCAAGGCACTGTTGAGTAACCAAGTACGCCTTAATGCAGATGGTGAAGTAGAAGTAGTTGCTACTGATGGCTCAGTTAGATACAGAGACTCAGGACAACCATTAGGAGTTGAAGATCTAGTGCGAGAATTCTTAGATTCGAATCCGCACTTTGTAAATGCAACGCCTGCTACCACCAATGCTAGATCAGCAATTTCTAATCAGGCTCCCAGCAAAGTAGACATTACGAAGTTGGATATGAAAAATCCAGAAGATCGTGAAATATATCGTCAATACCGTAAAGAAAACGGTATTGTCTAATTAACTAAAGGAGTCTTAAATGACAATTACAAATACAACTACCCTAAACGACCTGTTACCTAGTATAGTAGCAGAAGCCCTATTCGTTGCATCAGAAAAATCCATCATGCGTGGATTGGTGCGTAATTATACTCTAAACCCAGGCAATGGTAAGACTGTTACAGTGCCTATCTATCCTAAGCAGACAGCCGCTGGCCTAACTGAAGGTACTGCACCTGGTTTCACAGCTATCTCTACAGATGGTGCTGTTTTAACAGTATCAGAAGTTGGTATCGCTGCTCAGATCAGTGATTTGGCCATTATGGCATCAGCAAGCAATGTTGTTGCAGACATTGGTCGCTTGTTTGGTGAAGCAATCGCTCGCAAGATGGACACAGACCTATTAAGCAATGTGGCTAACTTGAACGCAGGTGTTGGTGGTGCTACAACCACAGCAACTCCAGCATTGTTGTTCCAAGCAATTGCTAAACTTCGTGCTCAAGGCTATGACACAGCCAATGACTGCGCTATCGTTCTACACCCAAATGTAGCCTATGATATCGCATCTACATTGACCAGCACTTTTGCTGCCCCAGCAAGCCAAATTGGTAATGACGCATTACGCAATGGCTTCATGGGTACCTTAGGTGGTGTTCCTGTGTATCAGTCAAGCCTAGTTAATGTTGCCGCTGGTGCCGCTGGTGACTACAACTGCGTGGTCATGCACAAAGATGCATTTGGTCTAGCCATGATGCAAGACATCCGTATTGAATCACAGCGTGAAGCTACCAAGCGTGGCTTTGACATTGTTGGTTCAGCAATCTACGGTCATGGTATTCTTTACAATGCCGCTGGTGTTTATGCACAGTTTGACTCTAGCATTGAGTAATCTAACTTAATCTAGTTGAATTGAAAAAGGGACTGTCAAAAGCAGTCCTTTTTTCTTGGCTATTTTAGACCCGTTTTTTTAGGCGCTAACTAAATACTATATCATTAGAAGGACTAATGATTTTTTTGAATGAAGGACATTCGCTATGGCATACGCAACACTTGATGACCTATTGATGGTCGAATCTACAGTAACTGACTATGGGGTCATAGATTTTGATGCGGAGCTAGCTCGTAGCGAAACAGAGATCAACAGAATTCTACAAGTTCGTTGGTTCCAGAGTTACAAAAAAAGCAAAGGCACACCAAACTTAGTCTTTGATCCAGCATTGCTCACTGCCACGCAGTGGACACAGGCCACTGTATACCACGCACTGGCATTTCATATTTGCCCCAAACTATCAAAGTTTGAAACACAGGGCAATGAAGACAGATTCCAAATAATGATGAATTATTACACAGGTCGTTTTGAACACGAAATGGATCTATGTCTACGCCTGGGTGTTGAATATGATCTTGATGACAATAACACTGTTACTTCAGCTGAAAAAGCCAGTATCACTTCATTGAGATTAACCAGATGAGCATTAGAGAAACTACTGCTCAAAACATCATTCAAGCACTTGAAGATATTCAAGAGCCACGACCCGTGTTGGTCACACGCGATCCATTTGATGTTGAAAAACTAGCCATTACACAATTTCCTGCACTGTCAGTACAACAGACCACTGAAAGCAGAGAAACAATTACCATGGGCATACCTGGCGCAGGTCGTCGCCGTGGTGTTATGACATTTGAAATCCGTGGCTTTGTTCGCGGCACAGAACTAGATCAAAAGCGCAATCTATTGATGGAAGCCGTAGAAGATGCCCTAGACAGTGATCGCTATTTGGGTCAATTGGCACAGGGTGTACTAGACTGTCAAATAGTCACAATTGAAATTATACCAAGACTGCAACCACTGGCAGAGTTTGTCATGACTGTTGAAGTCACCTACAACTATATTAGAGGTCAGCAATGATAACTGTAACCAAACAAGATCTCAGTCGTGAGATCCCTAGTGGTCAACTAGAACAATATTTGTCAGCTGGTTGGGTAGAATTATCTGCCAAACCTAGCAAAAAGAAAAAGTCTGAAAAGACAGCGGAAAGTGTGCCAGAAGCCGCGCAAGAAAATCTGGACAATGCTAATCAAGGAGAATAAAGATGGCAACATTAACAGGAAATAATGGCGTTGTTAAGATTGATAACGCGAGCGGAACACCTACAGCAGTAGCCGCAGTTCGTAATTTTTCAGTAGAGATCACAGCTGATACTATTGAAACTACGGCAATGGGACAAGAGACACGCAGTTATGTCAAGGGACTAAGCTCATTTAGTGGGTCAGCAGATATCTATTTTGATCCTGCTAACCTAACAGGTGGCGCTAATGTAATCGCTGCTCTAATCCCTACAGGTGGAGCAGTTGGTGATGCACCACTTACCGTTGAATTATATACCAACAACACAGCTGGTAAATTTAGTGGCGAAGTAATTGTTACTGGTTATACAGTTAACAGTTCAATGGACGGCATGGTAGAGGCTTCAATCTCTTTCCAAGGTTCAGGCGCCGCAACATTCACAGCCTAAGGAGAATAGAACATGGCAACATTATCAGGTAATGATGGATCAGTGGTAGTTGGATCTACCACTGTGGCAGCAGTTCGTAACTTTTCAGTAGAAATGACTGCTGATACTATTGAAACCACAGTTATGGGACAAGAGACACGCAGTTATGTCAAAGGACTAAGTTCATTCAGTGGATCAGCAGATATCTACTTTGATCCTAGTGAATTTGACGGTGCTGAATCAACATTCAATCCCACAACTGGCGCAGTAGGTGATGCACCTATCGCTGTGAAATTTTATGTAAAACAAGATGCTACCAATGACCAAGTGTTTACAGGTAATGTAATTGTAACTGGTTACACTGTCAACAGTTCAATGGATGGTATGGTTGAGGCCAGTATCAGCTTCCAAGGCAGTGCTGGAGCAACATTCTCAGCATCAGGTAATGTCTAATGCAAATATCAGTAACCTTTGATCGTAGAAGTCTTGAAAAGGATCTAGGCAAGTTTGTAGCCAAACTAGCCCAAGATACCTTTGACTCTGCTCGTAAGGTTACTCCTATTCGCACAGGCAATGCTCGCAGTAAATGGACAAAATCTGTGGGCAGAGATAATTTCGTTGTCCAAAACAAGGTTCCTTATATTGAAAGACTAGAGGCTGGAGCGAGCCGTCAGGCGCCTACAGGCATCATAGGACCAACTCTAACACAAATAAAAGGAAAATACAAATGAGTAAGATTTTAGAAAAAGCAACAGCACATTTCCGTAATCAGATTTCAGGAGAAATGAAATCAATCACAGTGCCAGAATGGGAAAGTAAAATTTGGTTTAAGACAGTGACTAATCTCAAAGAAGAAGGTAAGATTCTTGAATTGAGTCAACAGGGAAAAACTGTTGAAGCATTAGTTGAAAGTCTAATTGTTCGTGCTCGTCATGAAGATGGATCAAAGATGTTTACTATGCCTGATCGCGTGACCTTGATGAATGAAGTAGATCCTAGGACTTTAATTCGTATTGTCAGTGAAATGAATGGCGTAGATGACGCAGTTGATCTTAGTCAGGACGCAGTAGAAAAAAACTAAAAGGAGATCCAGATCTCCTATTTGCCTATAGGTTAGCCAAAGATCTGGGTCGTACCGTTAGTGAAATACTAGAAATGTCAGTGGCAGAGTTTGCAGGATGGGCAGCTTTTTATAAAATAGAAGCAGAAGAAACAAAAAAGGCTATGGATAAGGCCAAAAGGAGCAAATAGTGGCAGCAGATGCACAAATTAAGATAACCGCTGATACCAGTCAAGCAGAGCGGGCTCTAGGTAGTTTAAACAATAGCCTCAAAGCTCTTGCTGGTGTTGTTATAGGCACGGGTCTATTCCGCTTTGTTGACGATCTGCAAAACATGCAGAATAAACTACGAATTGCTGCTCGCAGTAATGATGAGTTTAACAAAAGCATGTCTTTTGTCAAGGCCATTGCGGACTCAACTGGTCAAAGTCTTACTGCTATTGGTGACCTTTATTCAAGGGTTGCTAGTAACGCAGACAAGTTAGGTTATAATACTGATCAAGTAGCCACTGTTACCAATGCATTTGCTACTGCTCTAAAGGCTTCAGCTGCCAGTGCTCAAGGTAGTAGTGCGGCACTGTACCAATTTGGTCAAATTCTAAACAAGGGCAAGGTCAATGGTGATGAATTTACCACCATGACTGAAAACCTAAGCGGACCTGTCATGGGTCTCTTGGCCAAGAACATGGGCTTGACCACTGCGGAATTAATCAAGTACAAAGAAAAAGGTCTAATATCAGCCAAAGACTTTACAGATGCTCTAATCCGTAGTACTGATGAATTGAATAGTATGCAGGGCAGGACTTTGCCAACACTAGGACAAAGTCTACAGCGTATTACCAATGCCATGGGTGATTTTGTGGTCAAAGTTGATCGCGCTACTGGTATTACTGATATGTTGGCTCGTGGTATGACATGGCTCAGCAAGAATGTTGATACAGTACTACCTCTAATTGCTGCCTTTGTAGGTGCGTTTGCTGCCACAAGATTATTGGCAGCAGTGGCCGCACTGTATGAAATGGTCAAGGTCATTCGTGCTGTTGGTATTGCTGCCGCTGTTGCTGGTGCATTGGCATCAGGTGGTGTTACTGCTCTAACAGCCTTGGCAGGTGCCGCCGCAGCCTATGGTGCTAGTAAATTATTATTTGACAAGGTAGATGAAAGCATTCAGCAGATGAATGTGGATCTAAAAGAATCAGGTGTTGCAGCCAAACAAGGGCTTGGCGAAACTAATACACAATTATCAGGCATTGGTGAAAAACTCAAAACAATCTTAGATGATCTAGATCAACAGATTAGTCTTGGAGCAATGAGTGAAAGACAGTACAAAATTGAAAATGAAATACTAGGTCGTAATAAGGATCTACAGTACAGTCTAACTGAAAGCCAAAAAACTGAATTAAGAACTAGATTACAGAAATTAGAAATACTCAAAGCAGAGCGTGAATTTTTAACAATAATTGATGATCTTTACAATGGCGTGGCTGTTAGTTTACAACAAAATACTATTCAAAGTAGAGTTCAAGCTGAATACGAAAGACAAAAAACTCAATATGGTAAAGAATTTGCTGACAGTAAGAGAGAAGAATTAAAAATTGCTATTACTCAGAATGTTAAAGCTGAGCAATATGGACGAATTGTTAGAGAAACTACTGCTAGTTATAATGCCATAGTAGATTATCAAAATAATATTAACAATCTAAGTGTTAATGAATTAGAACTTAGACAACAAATTCTAAGAATTGAACAAGAAACAGGTATTACTGTAGCCAGCGGATTTAAAGATTTGATGGCAAGAACTCAGTCTTACAAACAACAATTAGAATATGTCAAACAAATTAAATCAGCAACTGAAGCGTTAAATGTACCATTAATAGGTAAAGGCGCTGGTGCCGCAGCCGCAGGGCAATTAGGCGGATTGGATCCAGTTAAGGCCGCAGCCACTGCCAATGAAACATTGTTCAATGGTTTAAAATATTTGCGCGATCAAGATTTAATTAGTGAACAGCAATATAATACTGCTCGTGTGTCAGCAACTATACAAGCCCAGCAGGCCATGTATGACGCTACTAAGAAGCGTTTTGAAAATGAAAAACTTTTACAGATACAACAGCGCACTGGCACACAGTTTGGTTTTGAAACACAAAAGCAAATGGCTCAACAGGCTGCTGATTTTGAAAAGAAGAGTTCACAAGAAAAATATGCATTTGCTTTAGACCAAGCGGCACAGATGTATTCAAGCCTAGGCACTTACAATCGTCAGGCATTTGAGGCGGCCAAAGCATTTAACATTGCCAATGCTATCATGAACACCTACATGGGTGCTACCAAGGCATTGGCTACATATCCGCCACCATTTAATTTTATTGCAGCCGCTGCCACTGTGGCTATGGGTCTAGCACAGGTGTCAGCAATCCGCAGTCAAAGTTACAGTGGTCGTGCTCTTGGTGGACCAGTTATGGGTGGCAACCCATACATTGTTGGTGAGAATGGTCCAGAACTGTTCACACCCAATACCACTGGTAGCATAACTAGAAATGACCAACTAGGCATGGGTGGTGTTACTAACATTAACTTTACCATACAGGCCAACGATGCACAAGGTTTTGATGATCTATTGGTACAACGCAGAGGCATGATCACACAAATGGTCAGCGATGCTATGGTTGAAAGAGGACAAAGGGCACTATAATGAGTGGAACATTACCAACATCACCAGCTTTTGAAGCTGTAAATTTTAAAATCAACACTCCCATGTTGACCAGTGAAACACTCAGCGGCATTCGTCGCAGAGTTGGCATGGGACACAGTTTTTACACATTCACTGCCAAATACGGCAATGTCACAGCCTATAA